AGAGTGGCTCATGGGATACCCCGAAGGGTGGACCGACTTAGGGGACTCGGGAACGCAATTGTCCCTCAAATAGCGGAGATAATCGGATTAGCAATCAGTCAAATAATGGAGCAAGAATATGCAGCAGAAACGATTTCGCACAATTGACGGCGCTTTTGAGATCAAGAAATCGGCCATTTTAGCAGTGATCAAATTCACCGAGACGCGCCCGGTCATGAAGCCGCACTCAGATGTAAAGCTTGCCCAAAAGGGCGAAATGATTGAATCGGGGCAAGTGATGAAACGCCGCAGGATCAAGATTATGATAAGCAGCACACCAATTACACTCAGTTCAGATCATTCCAGGGAATTTGAGCTATTTCTAGTGCGTGAGTGGCCGAAGGTCGAGGCCTGGGTTGCCGATCCTGCTGATATTCCAGAAGACGCGGAACCGGCTATGCAGCTGGTCAAGGCGAATGCCTGATGATCCTAGTTGGCGATGTACTGGAACAATTAGCGACACTTTACGCAATATCAGTGCTGGTCTGGTGGGCAAAAACAGGCGGTCAGTTCTGATGGATAAGTATTGGATAACTAGGCGGATGAACATCGCCGAAAAAATTGATCATTACACCTATACTGAACCGAATACAGGGTGTTGGTTGTGGGGAGGGGCTTTACGGGGAGAGGGTTATGGCACTGGCTGGTAGGAGATTGTGATGAAAAGCCCAATGACTGACCAAGGAGTGAGTGATGGGGGAACGTAAACCTGTTGTTGAATTTGATATAATGGATGATGATGCTTTTGAGTATGAATACACTGCAACCAATATTCTAGCTGCTCCAGGTATAAGATTGGCAAGTGATTCGTTGGTAAATCTCAAATCGGAGATAAAATTTAGAAGATGGAGAAGTGCTGATATTGCTTGCAAAACTGGGTGCTTCTCTATGGGGCAGAATTTGGTTGATGAATATTATTACAGACCGCAATTATGGAGATTTTAATGACTCAGCAAGCCCAACAAGGAGTAAATGATGGATAACTTAATGCACACATTCGGACAAATATGTTTGTTTGGATTTTGGGGCGCTGTCTTGTTTCTCATTATTAGGAATACGTATCGAGCGTATAGATTGAGGGACCGCCGCCAAGTAGACAGGAGAGAGCCATGAGTGAGTTGAAACCGTGTCCGTTTTGTGGGGAATGCCTAGTAAGGGCAAGGATTTCAGTGGGAAATGGAAAATCGTTTGTTGGGGATGTGAGAGTGATACAATATTGCATAATCGTATTGTGCTGACAACGCTAAAATCTTGGAACAACCGCCCAGGCGAAGATGCCTTGGGGAAGCGCGTCAAGGAACTTGAGGCTGAAGTGGCGACCATGCCAAAGAATGCAAACTATCACGACGTTGAGAAATATTATAGGGATGACCAATGAGTGAGCTACACGCACTGAACAATCTCTATAAAATACGGCGCAAGGGGATTGCGGAAGTGCTTGTACTGTATAAACGTCATCGAATCTCTAAATCCAAGGCGGTTGATAAGGTACTGACAATAGACGATTTAATGACAACTGAAATGATAGCCGAGCAGGACGAGGAAATAGATGCGCTGAATAAGCGAGTGAAGGAATTGGAAGGGCAACTTTCAAGGGCGCATCGAACGTTTAACACTACAACAGCGGAGCATAACCAATGAGTGATGTGATGGATAAAATCGAGATAGCGGTTCTTGCAGAGCGTGAAGCGTGTTGTAGAGACGTATGCGCCTCCTGTGAAAAAATAGGACGCTTAAACGATGAGCAAAAGATACTACCTGCAACCCGAACTGATAATGAGCAGTATGAGCATATCTGGGTTTGGGATACTGATGGTGACACGACCAAAGTTCGCTGCAAAGCCTCCCATATCAGAATACGTGCTTGGCGACAGCAAGCAGCCCTGAAAGGTGGTGAGTGATGCGATTATATTGTAAATACTGTGATAAATATTTTAATGTTCGTGGTGCTTATGCATGGAGGTATAGATCGTCAAGGGCTTGTCGAGATTGTGGGCGCATTGGCAAGCCCGATGAATCTGGGCAAAATGAAATTAGCTCGCGTAATCGAGAAACGGTGAGAAGTATTAATAAAATGGACCAACCCAATGACTAACCAAGGAGTGATGTGATGCCAAGTCACGAAAATAAATTTAATGAGCCAGATATTTTACGCCAAGAAACTGCTAAAAAACTAATGAAGGGGATGGGCGATCCAGACCAAGAACTAAAATCTGCCTACAAATCTCTACTGGAGCAAGAGGCAAAGCGAAAGGGCAAAACCATTAGCAATATCATACCCTTTTGGCGAAAAGACGAATCTGAGGAGCCAATCGAGATAGACGGGAGAGATGTTTTTGCTGGGATGAAGCGGTTATTTAATGTATGGTATGAGGATGATCCAAAGGGTGATCCTGAAATGGTCTCCATCGACTTCGACTTCCTCCGTGAGTTGCCGATTGAGAATTTGGGGGAGTATCTTGAAGAATTACTTAAGATTATTAATGAGGTAGATACTGATCTTGAGTGGTATAAAAATACTGCTGCGAATGCTTTGGTTTTATCTATGAATGAAGTATATGCAATCCACAACGCCTCCGTGAAAGAACGGGCGCTGGCAAGGCTTAGGAGCCAGGAGAAGTGAGGGAATGAGCAGGATACATACATTGGACGATGGTGAACCGGTCGTCCTCAAAGCCCGGGAAGACAGTAATTCCATATTGCAGGCTTACGACTATCGCGTTATATGCTGCGACTGCGGACTTTCTCACGATGTTGTATACGAAACCAGGCCAAGAGCAAAAACGCTTACAGTGACCGTATGGCAGAATAATCGATCAACAGCCGCCGTGCGCCGTCATTTGCCAAAACCGAAATAATTGAGTATATTTGAGTGTGATGAATAGAATAGGAAATTTTTAATGCCCCTGGTTCTGGAAAATCCGCAAGGATTGGAAGGCGGTTACCTATCAGCCGATCACGCCAGGGGCATTATTTATATAGGTATTTTATGACCTACCGCATCAAAGATTACGATAAACATTTTGAGACTAATCGAACCAGGTCATTCAAGCATTGCGGCCGGGTGACATTTCCAAACGATCTAAATATACCTGAACGAATGCAGCTACTAAAAGGTGAATCCGGACCTGCAAATCTGGCAGTTTGGATATCAATAGTGCAATGGGTAACAGCCCAATCATGGCCGCGCGAAGGTTATTTAACAGACAATACTAGGGCTGATGGCAACCCGCTTGATTGCGATGATCTTGCGCAGCTCATAAGCATCCCACGCGCAGCGGTAAAAGGAGCTCTGGAACGTTTAATCGATAAAAAAATTGGATGGATGGAGATAATTACTGACGGACGCAGCGCAGAAGATGCGGACACGCTACCAGCACGCAGCGCATACGTTGCCCCTATCTCCACTCCTAACCACTCCAAACCATCCCACTCTGAAAAGGACATTTTGAAAAATGCCCTTAGTTCAGACGCGTGCGCGGAAAATTCGGAACAGGGCAATTTGCAAGCAAATGATTTTGAAGAGCCAGAACCGGAGCCGGAAATCGAAGGCGAAAACCTGGGCGCATATCTGCGGCAGGCGGTAGAAGACCAGAATCCAGAACAGGGCAATTTGCAATCGAATCAGGCAGATGAAGAAACAAGAACTACAAATGAAGAAATGGGATTGTTGGGCGATATTGCTAGTGCAATCAATGATTCGATGTTAGGGACCGAAGGGCAAAGACTTCTTACCTGGATGCGCAACCCAAGCAACAAAACCACAATGCTGATCGAATACGGATCCTCGGATTGCTTCTGGCATGTAGTCAAGCAGCGCTACCAGGATATCGAGCGTGCCGGCTCAATCGAAAATCCAGCGCATTACTTCGTCACCGGCATTGTCAGCTCAACCGATCCGTACCTTTTGAAGCAAACTGCAATCGAGGAACAGGGACTTTCTTACGTGAAACAATACAACCAGGAGCGATCATGAAGAACGCAGATCAACCAGCATATCCACGCATAGACGCGATTACCGGGGGCGAAGGTGAGTATGGCAACGACCATCATGTCCATATATCTGGCGGTCTAACCAAGCGTCAATACTTTGCTGCTATGGCAATGCAGGGGATATTGGCTAACCACTTATTCACGAATCAGTTTGATAATTATAATGAAATTGCTGAAAAATGCTATGTGCAGGCCGATGCTATGCTGGAGGAAGGGGGGTGAGATGAAGGTAACTACAGTGAGTTTTCTTTGGGGAATTACAGCTGGGTTGTCATTTGCAACTATGGTGATGTTATTTTTATTATTTAGCATGTAATAATCGCCGATTAGACTTTTGCCGTTTTTTTTCGTAGATTTGGCACCATGTCAGAGAGCGCGAAAAAACTCAGCCCAAGAGCAAGGAAGTTCATTAGGCACTATTCCAAGCATGGAAACGCTACCGCCGCCGCTAAACACGCTTTCAATCCAAAGAACGATCAATCTGCCGCGGTTATTGGGCATTGGGCTATCAGATACTTTAAGATTCCACTTACTGAAATCATGGATGCACAAGGCATTACCGACGAGCGGCTTATGGAAGTTCTGGATGACGGGCTCAATGCGAGTGAAATGGTCATCGAAAAGAACGGCAAAGAAGTCACTGCTGTCGCTGATGCTCCTGACCATAAAACCCGTCATCGATATCTTGAAACAGGTGTAAAACTCAAGGGCCATCTAACCAACACGCTCAAGCTCGAACTGCCGCCTGAGGTATCGATTCATGTAGAAAGTAAATATGTTCCAGCCGAATCAGAAAGCACAGGGTGATTTCCTTGAGAGCCGCCTTTATTGTGTCGCTGCTTTTGGTGGTATTCGGTCCGGCAAGACTTATGGCGGTGCCGAATATGCCTTTATCCGTTTTGTCACCAATCCCGAAACAACCGGCTTCATCGGCGCAAATTCATACAAGCAGCTATCGCAGTCAACGCTCGTTCTGTTCAAATCCAAATTACTTGAGGCTGGATTACTCGAGGATATCCATTACGTTTTCGGTAAGCATCCCCCGAAAAACTGGAACTATACAACCAAGTTCGAATACCATGACGGCATCTACTCGTTCTGGAACGGCGCGCAGATCGTTACCAGATCGCTTGACAACTACGAAGATATCCGCGGTGCTGAGTACGGCTGGATATGGATCGATGAGACCAGAGATACCAAGTATGCAGCGTTCACAATGCTTGAAGGGCGGCTTAGCTGCCCCAAGTCTCATGCCCGGGAAATCAGGATTACTACAACGCCCAACGGTTTTGATTGGCTCTATGAACTCTTTGATACCGGCCGGCTGGTTAGCAATCCTGCAGCTCGAAAGAACTACGGCTTTTTCGAACTCAAAACCAGGCTTAACAAGTTTTTACCTGATGGATTCTATGAACGAGTCCGGTCATCGTATACTCACGAATTGGCCGAGCAGGAACTTGAGGGTAAGCGAATCAATGTCACCAAGGGCCGCGTCTATAAGACCTTCACTGATCATAACATTATGCCCTGTCCATATGACCCGGCCAGTACGATCCTGCTTTCAATGGACTTCAACGTCGAACCTGGAACGGCCAGCTGCTGGCATCGCTACAACATCGAGGGCAGGGGCAGAACATACTACAAATTCGATGAGATATTCATTGAGACTGATAGCGATACACAGGCTGTATGCAAGGAATTCAAGCGGCGCTATGGTGAGCATGTCAACAGCGTGGTTTGTTATCCTGACGCCTCTGGTAAGGCCAGGGCACCACAGGCCAAGCGAACCAATCACCAGATCATCAAGGACGAACTTGGTTCAATGCCTGGATTTTCCATGCGCAAACGATCGCGGAATCCATCAGTTGAAGCCCGGGTCGAAACAACCAAGCGGATGTTTTGTGATTCCAAAGGCAAGATCCATGCCTTCATCGATCCCAGCTGTGAATATTCGATCAGGGATTACCGGCAAGTCGTCTGGAAGCCAGGTACCAATGAGATTGAAAAGAACACTACCGACGAGGTAAAGCGCATGTTGACGCACTTGTCAGACGGTGACGGTTATATGTTCGAAATTGAAGAGTCAGTCGCCAAAACTAAAGCAACTAGCCAAAAGGTTTAGCCATGCCAGATGTACAGATATTCGAAAATGCCCAAGTCCTAACTCCCAGGCAGATCATTGACCGGTCGCTTGCTGATCTGAAGGATCGGATTCATCGTAACAGGATGGCCGAACGCCAGGCAATACTTGATCGCTATACCAGTAAGAACATTACTGCCGGCATTGAATCTTATTTCAGCGAGAATACATTGGCATTGGCCACGCTTGGCAGTCATAATTTCGTCAAGTTTGTCGTGAATCGCGAATCGATGGTTTATAAGGAGCAGCCGACAATTGATTTTCCGGTTGAAGGTGAAGGCGCTGAGCCCGGGCAATTACCAGATGAATACGATCAATTCAAGCGTTGGCAGATGTTCAAGAAAGCCGAGCGTCGAACCAGGTTGCTTGGTACCGGCTTGATTCAACAGGTTTGGCGTAATGGTACACTCGATTGGAATTATATTCACAATTACCGGATATTCACAGGCGCAAATCCGTTAGTGCCGATAGCGATTACGTTCCCGCTGATCCAGCCGGTAGCCGATTCAAGTCATCACACCAGAATGAAAAAGGGACACGATAGCCGATTGTGGGTATTTTGGTCAAAGGATAAACACTTCATTTTTAACGGTGATCGCAAGCGGTTTGCCCCTACAAGTAAAAATACCAAGATGATCAATCCGTACAAGGATGCTGATGGTAACGGTATTCTGCCCTTTACCTCAGTGCATCCGGATTATCAAGATGACGAGTATTGGGTTGAATCGCCGCAGATTGACACGGTGAACGTCATGGACGCGATCAATAAAGGCGTTACCGAAGGCAGGCTGGGGATCAGGTTTGCCATGGGTCAGCGCTCAATCTCAGGCGATACCGATGAAACTTTTATTACGCTTGGGATTGATATGCTGCTCAAGTTACCTGAAGGGACTATCTACAAGCATGACGCGCCAGCCTCAGATTTCACGGGCATGATTGACATGATCAAGTTCGATTTGATGCTGATGCTTCAGAATCATGGTATGGGCGCTGAGGTAGCTGAGCAATCAGGTTCGCCGGCTTCCGGGTTTGCCCTGGTAGTCCGCAATCTGCCGCTGACTGAGCAGCGCGAGAATGACCTAGGACTTTGGCGTTGGTATGACCGGGATTCATACAGCAATGAACAGATCATCTGGAAAACTGAAGCCGGTAATGCCCTGCCTGATGGACGGCACGTTGATTACACTGAGCCGTCTTTCCCACGCACGATTGCTGAGGAAATAGAAGCCGAGAATCACGATCTTGAACTTGGTCTGACCAACTTGGCTCTATTGGCCAAGAAACGCGATCCTGACGGCTTTACCAGTGGTGAGGATGCCGAACAGTTTGTCACTGACAACAAGGAACTCAATGCAAGTCTAGGCTTCAGGGGCGCGAATGAACCGGCACCAGGGCCGCAAATTCTGCTGCCGACGGGACAGATGGGGCAGGGATCATGACCGGTCAATCAATCGGTGACGCCAATCAAGCACTTTATGAGAATCGGTTCATGGATGACACCCAAGAATATTATCGAGGCTGGATGAAAACAACACAGCATTTCCCGAATCATGTCAATGGTTCGAAAGTCAGGATAAAACGCCAGAACGGGACTCAAGGCTATTCAATGCCAATGTTTTCAGTGCATGATAGTCCATGCAACACACAGCACTATTGGCAAGACCCAAACGGCACTACTCACAAAAAGTATTTTTATCCTGAGTGGGCATTTCTGAAAAAAAATGGCGGGAAAGCTGCATGAAAGAAGCCATCGACAACACTATTGAGCGTATAAGTGGCCTGCGTGATGACGTTAAAACTGATGAAATGCTGAAAGGCATAGATCCCACGCCGCTTGTACTGGCTGCAATTGCAGGTGAGGAAACCGCAGTCATCTCATTAAGCAGCGCAGTTGTGAGCCATTTCACTTCAAGACATGCAAGCGTAATTCCTGATGCAGTTGACGACGGTGTAAAACTTGCCGGTCAGGTAATGAAGGTCGGGACGATACCAGAGGAATAAAAAGAGGGTGATGTTATGGCAAGCAATGTAGCAACAATTCGAGTAAAGTCTAAAGGAATACTGAGATTTACCTGGTTTATGTGGTTGGCTAATTGGAGAGCCGAAATTGCAATCCGGTCATTGGAGCGTCTACAAAAAACTATGAATGAACTTGATTTGACGATTCCTGAAATCAAGATCGAAGGCGACAATTAATGCCCATTAAAGTCCGCAAAACATTCGACTTCGCGCTCATGGCCAAACGTGCGCCGCAGTTTACCGCCAACGCTATCAACGATATCAGCGACATATTGCGCGATGACATGAAATCAGGTGTTGCCAGGCGCGAAACTATTTCAGGCGCTAAAATGGAGCCGCTTAAATCTTCAACGGTCAGGGGCAAACGTCTTAAGGGATCTGCAACACCAAGAATTCCGCTGCTTGATACGGGCCGCATGGTTGGGGCCGGGGCCGAGCGTGGGCGCACTGGTATCTTTGTCTCGCAGCGGGCCAAGAAGGGTAATCTGCGGGCCCGGATCACAGTGCCACAAAACAGGCAATTGATCGGTATTGTTCATAATGAAGGCGAAGGTGACAATCCAAAACGCCGGTTTTTCTACATCATGGGCGTTGACAGGATCAAGCGACCAAGGGCGAAACTTGATATAGTGTTAAAGAATACAACAGCCAAGATAGCGAGATCGGCACATAAATGACCGAAACACTCTCAGGAGTAGAGCTGCAGGCGCTAATCGATGAAGGATTGGCCGGCTTAACACTTTATACCAACCAGGTACTTGCCGCCGATATCGAGCTGTTTGCTGCTGAGATCAAGCACCAGGTGACGGTATTACGACTTGGTGGGTTGAGTGACCAGGCGATATTTGATGATCTGATGGCCGATGCTGCCACTGGCGGACCTATATTCGGCAAGTTCGAGAATACCATCAAGCGCACGATGTTTGGCAGTATACAACGGGCTTCGAATATGGGCGAACTAACCGCCTACCGCGCGGCCGGGCTGGATGTCCAAGAATTGCAGTGGGTAGCGTTTTCGGAGAAGCCATGCCCGGATTGTGACCCACGCGACGGCCGGATCGAAACGCCTGAATTCTGGTCGACTATTGGCTTGCCCGGTACTGGCTGGAGTCTTTGCGGCCATTCATGCAATTGTAGATTAATGCCGGTAGAACTTGAAGTTCCCGAGGGGATTGGCATACTTGTCTCGGGTCCTGCGGCATGAACTTGACAAGTCCGATGATTTTATTTAATATTGAACTACATGAATACTCCTGTTTGTTAGGCTCGGTTGAGGGTGAACGCGCTGCCCTCTCCGAGCCTTTTTTTTAAGTTGAGTCATGCCGGAATATTCTTTTAAATGCGCGAAATGTGGTCAGGAAATGACAAAAGTTTTACCAGTAAGTGAATATAGTAGCCAGCCGGAATGTCAGGGCTGTGGCACGCAAATGAGGCGCGATTACGCCAATCATGGCGCACACGTAAGGACTGATAATTCTGAAATGAGCGATCAATGGTGGTATGACGCTGAAGAGCAGGGGTTAACTGACTGATGGCAAAAGAATTAGAATCGATTAGTATTCGCAAAGCCGAGAATGGCTCAATAATCAGTATTCATACAACTGATGAGGATTCAGACGGTGACAAAACTTGGGATACTGAGGAAAAAGTTTTCTTAGATAGCCAGAAAGCCGAAATGAATGATTTTGTGATGGCTAAGTTTACGGAACTCACATAAGAGGTTAAAATGTCAGATACAATAACTGATAAATCTACGGACAAACCAGTAGATGACTCGTCAGCAGTAGACGATAAAACTGACGCCAGCGATGGCGGTAAAAAAGCCGATGAAAAAGGGCCA